CTGCTGCTGGAAATTGAATTGTAAAAGTTCCACTTGATACAGTTTTGTCTCCACCAAATGCTACAACACATACTGCTTTATCAGATTGTGTGTCGTTATATATTAAACATCCATTCGCTGTAAAAGATGCAGAAGTAAAACTAATATCTGCAAAATCACAAACTGCAACCGTACCATCTAAGGCAGGGGTAACACTAACAATTGTTTTTCCACCAGCTGAATAAGCTGATCCTGATGCATTAGATATTTCGTTTGATGAACTATAAGCTGTAGTGCCTGCACCTAAAGATGCTGAACTTGTATACATAGCTAATTTAAAAGCGTTTCCAGATGATGCAGTAAAGTTGTGAGTACCAACTAAAATTTCTTGTTTAAAGCTGTTACAAATCGCTGATGATATTGCCATAATTTTTTACTCCTTGTTACGGAGACGGAGATTTAACTTGTATTCTAACAGTGCCGTCAGTGTAATCGTCTCTTCTTCGTCTTCCAAGCTGCATTCCTGCAAACTGTTGTATTGCATTTTTATATCTATTTTCATAGTATGTCAACATATCAACTGGACCTTTTAAAAAAGCATAAGCCTCGACTAGACATGCATATAATAAACCCTGTGGAAAATATGTGCTTAAATATGTGTTGTTATTAAAACCAGTGCCTGATCCAAGGCCGTTTGGCATTTTGTTATAATATATTCTAAATTTGTAATTAGCGTCAGGTGTAGGAGCTAAATACATGCCTCCTGATGATGTGTCTGTAGTATTATCCGCACCACCAAACATTGCATAATATTTAGGAAAACCTGTTACATCTTGGGCTGTCCTATCACCTTCGGGCCCTGTTAATCTATCTGTATATTCTGATAAATATGTTTGGTCTTTTTTCTCTAACCAACTTCCGTTACCTGTAGTAGCTGAAGTAGAATTAAATACTTCTATACCTCTTATAAACAAAGCACCAGCTGGTGCATTAATTGTATTATCATCAGCAGCTAATGTACCTTCTTGAACAAACCTAGCAGAGTCCATAGGAAGCTCTTGATAGATTCTAAATTCAGCCGCCATTATAAATTCATCAATAATAGCTTGTGTAAAGACACCATCATCTACTTCAGTGTAGCTTCTTATTGCTGCAGTTAATGTGCTGTAATCGTATTTTTTAACTCCTGACATAATTAAGCCCTATCATTTATCGGTCCAATTGTACACTGTAAACCGCCTCCTGTTTCTGTACTACTAGCATTACTAACAAGTTCAAAACCAAATCCTACCTGGGTTGTTGTAAGAGCAGGATTACCACTGCTATCATTATATCCAGCGAGTTCTTCTGTTTCTTCAAGAAAAGATATTTTATAAGCTCCAAAAATTTTTGCTCCAGTTGCATGTGAGCTTGCTGTTGTATTTACAGGACTAACCCCTCTGTAGGGAGCACTTGTTCCTCTCGTGCATCCAGTTAAATCGTTTGAAGATTTTCCAGTGTACTCAATAACTTCATTTTCATAAAATCCTGTTGTGCTATTTACTTTTTCTATTACAACAAAACCTGATGTTGGAAATGCTGATGCATCAGCTAAAGTAATTGTAGTAGCTGAATCTGTAATTGCACCATTTAAAGTTGTAGATAATTGTAAAGTAGTTATTGCAACACCACCTACTGGAGATTTAATATCTCTTAGTCTAAAAAAATCATTTGCTTGCATTGCACCATTTGGAAAAGAAATAGAAACTGTTGCATCTGCAGCTGTAGTTGTAATAGGGTCTTGTGGTAAAAAATCTTCTGTTGGAAATTCTGTTCTAGCAGTTCTTGCTCTTTGTAAAGCTTGTGGATCTGCACTTGTTGGTTTAGGTTCTAGTTGTGGTTGTTTAGGCTCGTACTCTGAAACATGGACCAGGGCACCATTCCATTCTCTAACCATTTCGTTGTATGGAAAAGCCATGCCAGATCTATCTGATATTGCTAAAGCATACTTACCTTGTGAAAAAGTAGTCATTAACCAATACCTGGGTAATATATTTTAGGTGATATGTAAGTAGAATTAGAAGAACCATCTTCGTCTTCTGCTCTTAACAATTCATCTTCATATAATAATTTTAACTCTTGAACTCTTTGTGGAGCATATTTTATAGCTAAATAATATGCTAATCCTGAAATCATACATGGCACAAATCTATAAGGTACATCTGTTGCATTTGTATAAGCACCTACGTCATCAATTCTTTTTGTATAATAAAAATTAATATAGTTTCCGTCTTCAGATGCACCTGGAGTTAAATATAAAGTCATTGTAACTTTATCTATAAATCTTTGAACCCAATATTGACTAGGTAAACCAGTTGAAGTTTTGTTTGAAAATCCTTGATACTGTGATCGACTAATTTTTGTCATTGGAGTATCTACTGAAGTGGACTTTATTCTATAATCTGCTTCTTGAATATCTGTCATTCCTATTGGAAATTGTAGAACTGCATCGCTTGTACTATGAGTAGCAGCTGTGCTGCCATTAACACCTCTAACACATCCCGTTAAATTTAATGAAGAAATTCCAGAATAGGTAATTTGTTCTGTTCCAATAATAATTATACCACTTGTAGGAAGTCCTGTAACAGAAGCAACACCAATAGTAGCAACCGTTGCATTTATACCGGCAGATAAAGTTGTGCTAATACCGCTTGATGTACCATCAGCCGGGGATCTAAAAAAAGTATATACCGCTTGCCCATCGACTAGGGTAACATTTTGATTTTTTACTTCCCAAAATTGTAAACCCCTGTTTCCCCATTCAGAAAATAAAATATTTAAAGATCGTTTTGCAGTTTTTAATTGATAACCAGAAACGCCCTGCATACCAATACGTTCATATGCATCTTCAATAATTTCATCTATTCCAAGATTCTTATCAAAAGTATAAGAACCTGAGGTTACGTTAGCCACTTAGACCTCCTATCCAGCTGTTAAATTTGGACCAGAATATTTGTCTGTTAATAAAGTATATGCAGCAATATTTGTTTTAGTTTTACAAAAAACTCCTTTTGGAAATAAAATTCCATCTTCAGGAAAATTAAAATTAATTACATCTCCTGTTGGAACATCTGCAAGAAACAAAGTTGTTCCTGAATTTGATGTTGTTGTAAGTTCTAAAACACCTGCACCTCCGCCATCAGACGCAATAATTATACCTCTTAACCTTACTGGTGGAGCTATAATTGCAGTAGCACCCGCTGCAGCATCGGATCTAGTAGCTTGTATATCATTTTTAAATGCCATTTGTTTCTCCGTATTAAAAGTGCTCCCGAAGGAGCACTTTAATTATTTGTATTACGCGCTTACGCCAGTTCCAGCCACTCTAGATTGGAACGTGTTAAAGTAGTCAACAACTAAATGATTAGCGTTTGTACCTTTGTGTGCACCCATGATATTTATTTCTAATGCAATATCATCCGGCACAGTTGTAGCGGCTTGTACTCCAACAGCATTGCCGTTTAGGTACAATTTAAATTGATTCGCAGTAACACCCACTTCACTTCCAGCTGGTTGATATTGGAATCCTAGTCTAACTGAGTTAGCTGGGATTGCCTGTACTGTAGCTGTTTGTGTAGCGATAGTAGAATCTAACATAGTAAAAGTAGATCCACCTGCTGTGTCTAACATATCAAAAGATACACCTGCTCCATTTTTTCTAGAAATGAATTGTATTGTAGTTGTATCTTGCAAGTGTGAGAAACCAATACCATCAGTTGGTAAAGTATCTGAATCTGCATAACCATTTTGAGCAAATCCTACCCAAGTGTTTAAATCACTTACGTCAGTGATTGCTATGCTAGTTTCAAACCACCATTTTTGGTTTGCATTGTATTGCCAAACTTCTGGTCCTGCAATACCTTGTATTTCACCAGCGGCAGGAGCATTATCTCCTTGTCTTAACCATCCACCAGCATATTCTGCTAGTTGAAAGTCTGATCCACCAGTTGAAGTGACTGACCAGTCACTTGCATTGTAGATCTGCCAGTCGTTTTGATACGCTTGCTCTTGTGGTGATGTTCCACCAGTTATAAGCGGTTGTTTGATACCACTAAATAAAGAAGTAGCACCATCTTTTCCTCTTACGTTTGTTACTCCGTTTGAAAAGTGTGTTGTCATATAATCAGCGC